CCCCTATTTCCGACGAAATGTTATTCTCGTAGGACGTAAAGGTAGTTCTTTCCTCGAAAGCGGCTATGTTTATGCGCCATACGTGCCACTGCAAACCACGCCGACCATCTTTGGTACTGAAGATTTCGTGCCCCGAAAGGGTGTCATGACTCGGTACGCCAAGAAGATGGTGCGACCGGACATGTATGGCTTAGTTATTGTAACTGATCTTCTCGGCTAAGATTAGTCTCGACAACTAAAAAGAATAAGAGCCTCTTCGGGGGCTCTTTTCTTTTGTTCTCAAACTATTTATAAGTGTAATTCCAGGAGGAAACAATGTGTCAGTCCCCACCCTATCCCCAGTATCAACAGTAAGTGCTATTATATTGCCCGCTACGGGCACTAAGGCGCAGGTTACCGGCTCTTTGCCATTCGGCGTTTATACCGGCGCCGATTTCATTTCAGGCGCAGTCGATCAAGTTGCTTACACATATAGAAAGCTTGGTGGCGACGTATTAGATATCGAACTTACGGCAAACAACGTTTATGCCGCCTATGAAGAGGCGGTGTTGGAATATTCTTACATTGTTAATCTCCATCAATCAAGAAACGTTTTATCAGATCTGCTGGGTAGCCCAACTGGAACTTTTGATAGTGACGGCCAGATGCAGTCTGGCGATCTAAACACACAACTTAGTGGCACAGGCGCCGAATTGAGATATCCAAAGTTTGACTTTGCATATGCACGCCGCATCGCGCAGGGCATCTCCTCTGAAGCGGCAGTCGGGGGCAACATAACGTTCTATTCAGCATCTTTAGATATCGTCGATAAGCAGCAAGATTATGATCTACAATCTATATTATCTTCCAGCATAGCTGCTGGTAACGTACCTTACGCTAGCTTAGATCCTTCTAAAAAGTTTACAATAAGAAAAGTATTCTTCAAGTCGCCACGCGCAATGTGGAGATTTTACGGATATTATGGTGGTATCAATATTGTTGGGAACTTATCCACGTATGGGCAATATGCTGATGACAGCACCTTTCAGGTAATCCCTGTATGGCAAAACAAGCTGCAAGCTATGGCATATGAAGACTCTTTATATACCAGAGTATCGCATTATTCATATGAACTTAGAAATAATAAGTTGAGATTGTACCCACAACCCTCCGCAGCAGACGTAGACAAGATATGGTTTGAGTTCACTGTAGATGAAAACCCTCTTTTAGATTCTGATGGCGTAGATACAGGTACCAAGGGCGTCAACAATATGAATACCGCGCCTTTCTCTAACATACCTTATGTAAATATAAATGCAATAGGCAAGCAGTGGATTAGGAGGTTTGCTCTTGCTCTAGCGAAGGAAACATTAGGGCTAATAAGAGGTAAGTTTACAACAATACCGATTCCAGGCGAATCTGTAACTCTAAACCACGATGCGCTTCTCGCACAAGCCAAAGAGGAGCAGACCGCCCTAAGAGATGAACTCAAGACAATACTAGACGAAATGACATACGACAAGCTAGTCGAGCACGACGCTAGTTTGGCAGAATCAACACAGAATCTACAGGCAAAGATTCCACTAAACATATTTGTAGGATAGAGGGTAAGCAATGGCAGATGACATTACATGGACACAGCCCGCTAATCCTCCCCCTCCTATGTTTCTGGGAGCGACTGAACGGAACCTTGTCAAGCAGGTTAACGATGAGCTAATAGAAAGAGTAATAGGTCAAACTATTCTCTACTATCCAGTTAGCTTGAAGCACACCAACTTCCATTCTTTGTATGGGGAGGCGATACATAAAAGCTTCCTTTCTCCAGTCAGGGTCAATGCTTTGGTGACGTGGGAAGGCCAGCAGACTGACACGACCAACTATGGAATAGATAGAAGATCTAGCATCACCATAAACTTTCACAAGAGAAGGCTAACGGAAGACCAAGATCTACAAGTTCAAGAAGGAGACTTTATCCTCTATGGAAGATTGTTCTATGAAATTGTTTCTCTGAACGAGCCAAGACAACTCTTCGGACAAATAGACCATAAAATGGAGATTGCGGCCAAATGCATAAGAGCGAGAGATGGCGTCTTCGAAGAGGCGGCGCTTCCGTCTGTGGCAATTACAAAATATAAGCTAGCACAAGAGAGGGTGGTCAACATCGAGGTACTAACGATACCAGACGATTGCAAGATATGCGTGCCTACTTTATCTGCTGCCGATGTCAACTCTTTGGACTATAGGACATTGGAGGAATTTGTTGCAGATTCTTGTAAGTACAACGGATACCAGTTTTATCTTTCAGATGCTGGGCCCTCACCAGTTGGACCATTTATTATATCTAATAAGTGGTATTTTTGCGAGGGATGTGAATGGTTTCCAAGCCCATTTTATAAGACACCATAGGAGAAATGAACAATGGCAGATAAAGAGAAGATCACGATTTTAGAACCGTCAAACTTAGAGACCATAGACTCAGCGATGTTTGATTAGGTCAACGATTATATTAATGTTTTTGCAACTACGAATCGCGGTTGGAAGAAGTCGCCCGTCATTTGGGCATCTTCAGAAAGGGCATATCAATCTAAGAGAAGTAAAGGTCTTAGGGACAAAGAGGGCGCCCTAATCTTGCCATTGGTTACAATCGAAAGAGTGTCTGTGGAGAAGGATTTGTCTTTCAAGGGATCGTTGCAAGCGAACGTATTCCCAACGAATGACTACAAAGGCGGCTCCATTCCTCTAGATAGGACGATAAATCAGACAAAGACAAAGAACTTTCAGAATGCGGACGCAAAGAAAAACTATGGGCAGATCAATTTCAAAGTAAAACCTAGAAACAGCAAGATTGTATACACGCACCGCTCTATACCGATGCCAGTATATGTGACGGTCATGTATAAGATAATGCTAAGGGCAGAGTATCAACAGCAAATAAACGAACTAAGCCAACCATTTATGGTCGCGACTGGTGGCATAAACAGTTTTGTTTTCGAGCAGAACGGCCACCGATATGAAGGGTTTATGCAGCCACCATACAATCAAGAGGATAACGTCGCATCGATGGGAGAAGAGGAGAGGATATATCAGACATCTTTAGACATAAAGGTGCTAGGCCACCTAATAGGCGGCGGCAGCAACCAAGAGAAGCCTCGCATCGTAGAGAGGGAGAACGCAGTGGAGTTTAAGCTCCCCAGAGAGAGGGTGATTATGGAAGACGACCCAGACCATAAAAATAACTGGGGGCGCTATAGAGAATAAAAAGCATTTGCTGATTTTTAAAACTATTTACAGAAGGTAAAAGCACCATAATATAAAAGTGCGCGGACAAGCACAAAAACTTTCACAAGGAGAGCACAGCACTATGTCAGTCAAGAAATTCAAATTTGTATCACCAGGGATCTTCGTAGCGGAGATTGATAACTCACAATTACCAGAAGAGCCCAGAGGGGTTGGCCCAGTAATTGTTGGGCGCTCGCTCAAAGGCCCAGCCCTTATGCCCGTTCAGGTAAATTCTTTTTCAGATTTCGTAGAAACGTTTGGAGACCCCATTTTTGGTGGAGGAAGTAACGACACTTGGAGAGCCGGACCTAACGNTTCGGGCCCTTCTTATGCGACATATGCTGCTCAAGCTTATTTGAAAAACAAGACTCCTTGCGTCTTCGTAAGACTAGCTGGTGTTGAAGCAGAGACAGCTGCAAACACCTATTTAGGACGAGCCGGCTGGGAAGCCAGCGAGACTGAAATGACTTCGGGCGACTCCACTGGTGGGGCATTTGGTTTGTTCCTTGTCGATTCAGGCTCAACCCCGTCAGCTCTTGGAACAGGATCGCTAGCAGCAGTGTTCTATTGCAAGACAGGTGTTGTTGAACTTTCTGGAACAATGGCAGACGGCTCCACTGAAGCTACAGGAACTGCCGGCCTCTTCCAATCTACTGGAGACAGCCACCAGTTCACTGCGCAAGTTCGGGACGACACGGGCATAACTGACAAGATTGTGTTCAACTTCAACGAGAACAGCAAGTTGTACGCTCGTAGTGTATTCAACACAAACCCAACTCTTCTAAACGAGGACACAAACACCGCAGCATCAAGAAAATCTTATTTCTTGGGTGAGACTTTTGATAGGAACATAGAAGACAACCTAACGTCCACGAACACGACTCTAGGCATTATTTTAGGACTAGCATCCGGCTCGGTACAACAGCATATCCAAGATATGCAACTAGCGCCCCCTAATACTGGGTGGTTCATATCGCAGGATCTTGGCTTGGCTTCAAACTATAGCCCTCTGAGCATGCAAAAGCTGTTCAGGTTCATCGGCCTCGACAATGGAGAGTGGCCACAATCGAATCTTAAGGTTTCTATTACAGACATCAAAGCATCTCCAAATGAGGATGCGCCGTTTGGCACCTTTGATATACAAATAAGAAAGATAGGCGATAGCGACAACAATGTTCAGCCTGTTGAGACATTCAGCAATGTCAACCTAAACCCCAACTCTTCTAAATATATCGCCAGAGTGGTTGGCGACGCTTACACACAGTGGGACCATGGTCAAAAGCGATACCTTTCGAAGGGAGATTATGTAAATCAATCTCGCTATGTGAGAGTGGAAATCAACGAACAGGTTGCAAATGGTGTGTCGGATCCCAAGTATCTCCCCTTCGGAGTATATGGACCTTCTAAGTATACTGGAATTCAAATCGGTAGCGGCACCGCAATCACGTATGATGATGACAAGTACATTTTAGGAAACGCTTCAATCCCACGTTCTTTGGCTCCTGCCACCGAACTAATAAATGCTGGTGGAGTTGCTGATTTGACTTGTTCTTTCAAGTTCCCAGAAGTTCCATTGCGAATAAGCAGTTCATCTGGTGTCATTACGAACCAAAAGAATGCTTACTTTGGAGCAACCACAAACCAAACTACTTCAAATAGATTACAAAGAGACATTGTTGATATGGTCAGAAGAAAACCTGACGCACTGGATGACAATTCCATTGCTGGAACAGATGTCCTGGATTACTCTTGGGTGTTCTCACTCGATGATGTCAAGACGGGCGCCGCAGGAACTCTTGGGGAATACGCATCAGGCTCTAGAGCCGACGGATCTTCGATTAGCGCGACAGGCTCTAACGACTATACTGATACCATCGATGCAGGCCATAACAAGTTTACCACAGTGTTTCAGGGCGGCTTTGAAGGTCTAGACATCCGCGAAAGAGAGCCTTTCCGAAACACTCTCTTGGCTGATGCCGGAGGAAATGCCTCGGTTGTGTCCGCATATGCTTCAATAGAGAGGGCCATCGACGCCGTTTCTGATGCTGAAGTTGTGGAATGCAACATGATGTCAATTCCTGGGATAACAGAACCCACTCTCACTTCCAAGCTTATTGATGTTTGTGAAGCGAGAGCAGATGCCTTGGCCATCATTGATTTGGAAGATGGATACGTCCCGATTACCGAAGGAACTTCAGTGGACTATGGTTCGGTACAATCGACTATTAGCACTCTGAATCAGAGAAATCTTAACAGCAGCTATGGTTGTGCTTACTATCCATGGGTGCAGGTTGTCGATACCGTGACCACAGGAGGCTCCTTGTGGGTGCCACCTAGTGTTGTAGTGTTGGGAACTCTTGCTTCTAGTGAAGCGAACAGCGAACTCTGGTTTGCCCCAGCTGGATTTACCAGAGGTGGATTGACAGAGGGCAGCGCAGGCTTGCCAGTGTCTAATGTTAGAGAACGACTCTCGTCAGATGACAGAGACAAGCTCTATACCGCTAACGTCAATCCGATTGCTCAATTTCCAGCAGAGGGCATTGTAATCTTCGGACAGAAGACTTTGCAAGTAACGCAATCTGCTCTTGATAGAGTGAATGTGAGAAGGCTCCTCATTTATGTGAAGAGAGAGATTTCTAGGATTGCTTCTACGTTGCTGTTTGACCAGAACGTAAAGTCAACTTGGAATCGATTCTTGGGCCAAGCAAACCCATTCTTGGGAAGCGTGCAGACTCGCTTGGGCTTGCTCGATTATAAGATTATCTTAGATGAGACAACCACGACCCCAGATTTGGTCGATAGAAACATTATGTATGCTAAGATTTTCTTGAAGCCCGCTAAGGCAATAGAGTTCATCGCACTTGATTTTGTTATCACAAGATCCGGAGCAAGTTTTGATGACTAAAATAAAAAATAAAACTATTTATAGTAACGCTTATAATAGAGGGAGAAAATAAAAAATGGCATTTTGGAGTACAGCAAACATTACAGATCCTAAAAGGAACCATCGCTGGCTTTTTGAGCTTGGTAGCACTAATGCAGACACTAATGATTTTTTCGGCTTAACATTGCATACATTTGTAAAAAGACTAGCCGGCCATCCATTTGAGGTTTAACGCAGCAGAGCACAAGTTCCTAAACCACACTTTTCTATTATCCTGGCAACGTTACATATGAAGCCCTCTCTGTTACTTTGGTCGATCCGACAGATCCAGATTCTGCGGCCAATTTGCATAGACTTATCCAACACTCTGGCTATGTCCTCCCAACAAACATCACTGATGCCGTTGGTGATGGCGGGCCCCAAGCTGGGACAACTAGTAAGTTTAGAGCCACGCAGGCGATTGGCAACACGGCTAAAATCAGAATGATAGACGGCGACGGCAATGACGTTGAAGTCATTACACTCCAGAACCCATGGATTCAAAAGGTTGACTTCGGTGGTGACTTGGCATATGATAGTGATGACCTAATGGAGATTACTCTAGATATCAGGTTTGATTGGTTCTTGATGGAATCTGCCTTGGGCGATACGAATATCTTAGCCGGCTAATAAAGCTTAAATTCTTTTATATTGTGTTGTATCATGTATATGTAGGCATGGTACAACCAGAGAAAAGAGGTAAAAATGACAAAAAGAAATAATGAGGAACGTTTGGGCATCCCTTCCACGGGAGCCAAAGGCGCCGACGATCCTCCTGTTGAAACAGGGACACCTGAAGGCGCCTTATCCTATGTCAATCCAACAGAATTCGTAGATTTGCCATCGAAAGGTAAGTTCTATAAAGAGGGCCATCCGCTTCATGGCAAAGCAGAAGTTGAGGTTCGGGAAATGACAGCGAAAGAAGAAGACATCTTGTCTTCAAAATCCTTGATTCAAAAGGGCGTAGTTTTAGATAGACTATTGCAAAGCGTTCTTGTTGATAAAGCAATAAACGTAGAGGAGATGTTAGTTGGCGACAAAAGTGCCATACTAATGGCAGTCAGAGTCAGCGGGTATGGGGAAGAATATGAGACGAAAGTAACCTGTCCTGGCTGCACAACGGTCTCTAAAGGCTCCTTCAATCTGAACGAGTGTGACGTTCGGGGCCCGTATTCTCCCGAAACATGCGAAGATGAAAAAATAATATCTGCTATAACAGAGACACCAGATGGCACATATCTAGTTAATCTGCCCAGGAGCAAGGCACAGGTTGAGCTTAGGATGCTGTCAGGGAAAGAGGAAAAGAAGATAGTTGCCCACCAAGAGATGAGAAGGAAGAAAAAGCTTCCGGAGAATATCTTGACAACTCAATTTAAGATACTAATTCAATCTGTCAATAATAGTGCGGAGCCACACCAAGTAGCTAGCTTTGTAGATAAGATGCCAGCACTAGATTCTAGGTTCCTAAGAAAAGTTATGGTTGAAATATCGCCAAATGTTGATTTAACGCAGGAGTTCGTCTGCGAAGAGTGTGGTTACGAACAGGACATGGGGGTTCCTATTTCTGCGGACTTTTTTTGGCCTGAGCACTGAATACATGGAGAGTGTTTATGAACAGTTTTTTGTTCTTAAATACCACGGCGGATGGAGCTTCATTGAATCGTATAATCTTCCAATACAATTGAGGAACTGGTTTGTCAAGAGGTTGGCCAAGCAGCTAGAAGATGAAAGCGACGCAATAAAGAAAGCATCCAAGTAAGAAAGGGTACCTAGCTGGGTGCCCTTTTCTTTTGTGGAAAACTATTTATTCGTAGAATTATATTCTATAAAGGAGCTGTTGTTATGGAAGACAAAGATTTAGTACCGGCCGTGATTGACTTTGCTGAGGCCAGAGATGAAAATGGTGAACTGAAAGAATCATGGGGTATTGCTTTTGGCTCTCTGATGAGGTGGGTAATGCCGGCCCTTTTCGATCCGAACAACCTGTTCCCCCTAGAGATAAGAGGGAACAAACAAGAGGTGCAGAGTTTGGCTAGAGTACTGGCCAGAGAGAAGAACTACTTGAGATCTTGGAAAGACCAGGGTCTAGACAACCCTCAAACATATAAAAGCAAAAGCAAATTAGATAAAGCAGTTGGCCAGTTCGAAAGAACAACAGGGCTCAAATGGCCGTTTAAGTAAAAAGAAAACCTAGGGAAGTCACGAAGAAATGGTAGATACAAAAGATGATCTTTTAGGCGCAGCAGAAGCTGCGAATAAGCTAAATAAAGAATTGGCGAAAATCCAAAACTCTAAAGCTTTGCAAGATCTAAAAAATGATACCACCGCTGCTCAAGAAGAGATAAAACTATATCAAGCTAATATGGGACTCTTGAGCCAGACCATGCTCAATACTGCGAAAGAGAATTTTAATCTTTTGGAGAACGAACTAGGCTCGCAACAAAGAATAATAGAAAATAAGATAAAAGAAAGAGACCTAGAAATTGAGAAGATAGAGTTGATAAGACAACAACTCAAAGAAAACGAAGAGCTTTCTGCATTCCACCAAAACCTCCTTGCGACTCTTCGCCAAGAGAATGTAGAAGACGAAGGAAGGCTTGTAACGGCCGGAAAAACTACCCAAGCATACCAGGCGNTGGGTAATATTATAAACAAGAACTATGAAGTTCTCACCAAGATCGGCGGTGTCATGGGCCTCCAAAGAAATATGCTTGTTGATGGTGTGAAATATTATGGCGAGCAATATAAAGCTGTTGTGCAAAACGTGCAAGGATGGGGCGCCCTAGAAAAACGAATGGCCGGCGCCGGTAAAACGCAGGCGATGATGCTAGGCGGCCTGAACGGTGCTATCAAGCATACGAAAGCACTAGGGGTGGTGGCCGCCAATGCAGCAAAATCGTTTTTTGATATATTCAGCGTCTCTAACATACTAGGCTCGGTAATAAAAAAGATATGGAGTACAAGCCTAGGCTTCATGAAGGAAATATCCGCAGCAACATCTCAATTCAATGCAGCATCTGGAACCGCAGGAGCGATGGCAAAAAGATGTGACTGCTGCTATGGATTTTGGTATAGGCGTAAGCGCCGCGGAAGTTGGCGAAGCAGCCAGTGGGTTGGCCGGCAGCTTTACTGAATTTACTTCTGTGTCTAGAGACGCGAGAACATCCTTGGTAAAAAACAGCATCAGGCTTAGGAAGGCTCGGCATCAGTTCTACAACGACTGGTAAGAATTTGCAGTTTATGACAAAAGCGATGGGGCAATCTTCAGAGGACGCAGAGAATACACTAAAAGGATTAGCTTCCGCAGCATCTACTTTAGGTAAAACACCAGCTGCTCTAATGGAAGACTTGGGAAGCTTTAGTGGAGACTTGGCTGCTTATGGATCAGAATGGGAAGATGTTCTTCTTGGTGCCGCAGCAGCAGCAAAACAAAGCGGACTAGAAATGAGCAAACTAATGTCACTAACAGAGAAGTTTACGACATTTGATTCGGCAGCTACTGCCGTTGGCGGATTGAACGCATTGCTCGGCGGAGACTTTGTTAACTCACTAGAAATGATGGAAGCAGCTGCTCAAGGTCCAGAGCGCGTTGCTGGTATGCTAAGTGATGCTATGAAAGCAGGCGGCAAGAGTTTTGAGATGATGTCTTTCTGGGAAAGAAAGGCTTTGGCAGAACAAGTAGGAATGACCACTTCAGAGCTGTCAATGTTGATGGGAATCGAAACAGAAGAAGGCAAGAAAGCAAAGGCAGAAGCACAAGCGAAAGCCAAAGCACAAGAGAACTACAGAAAATTACTCTCTAGTACTGTCGATATAACAAGAAGACTAGAACTTTTCTGGAAGAGCCTGTTTGCGTCAAACCCAGTAATGAAGGCGATGATGAAAGGGCTTGAAACGATAATGGCCCAGCTGAAAGACAGCGAGAGTCCTTTGCGGAAAGCAGTTAAAGGTTTGGGCGAAATGATGGCAGTGGGGATAGAGCTGGCCATCAAAGTGCTTCCTGGCATGGTTCGTGGATTTACATACCTTATAGGCATAGTCACAAAGGTTATAAAGTTTTTCAGCGGCGGCGAGGGCGGCGCGAAAGGTGCCGTCGTGGGCTTCATTGTTGTGTTGGGCTCTCTAAAGCTAGCTAGTGGATTAGCTGCCATGGCCATGAACAAGATGATATCAGGTGTTGGAGCTGGTATATCTAAGGTGGGCAACAAGGCAGCAGAAGGGGCCGGCAAGATGCTTGGCTTTACGGAAAAAGTTGGCAAGGGCAGCGATGCGATGGAGAAATCCGGCCCGAAGGCTGCTAGTGCTGTTGGGCCTCTATTAGCTTTCGGTGCTGCTATACTTATGATTGGTGCTGGTATTGGTCTCGCGGCATACGGCTTCTCTCTTTTGGTTGCGTCGTTCAATGATATCACAAATGCCGGAATGGCACTAGGTGCAGTTGCCATAGTGATGGGCGGCTTCGTTCTTGTGCTAGCTCTTATGATTCCAGTTATTAGTGCTCTGGGCGCTGTAACTTATGCCGTCGGAGCGCCTCTGTTAGCTTTAGGTTTGGTTTTCCTAATGATGGGTGTCGGTGTCTTGGCAGCGGCATTTGGAATATCTCTGTTAGTTGCAGCACTAAAAGGTGTCAGCGCCGAGGTATTGTGGGAACAATCGAAGTCACTAATGCTTTTAGGGGCAGCAATAGCAATCATCAGCGCCGCATCAAATTTGGCCGGCCCAGGGTTGGCAATATTGAGCCTGGGCCTTGTGGCCTTGGCAGGCGCATTATTTATACTGTCTTTCCCTTTGAGTAAAATATCAGAAGACTTGACGAACCTTATGAGTGTTATGATAATGCCAAAGACCAAGGGTTCGTCTATGTTTGCGCAAATCAGTTCAGAGATCCCGACAGCAATTGGCCACATCAACGCATTCACAGAAGCCTGGGAAAAAATGATTAAGGCAGTGAATATGATGGCAACTAATCCAAAGCCAACAATAATCACCACCATAATGATGGAAAGGTTGTTTGGAAGCATATCTTCCGTAAGTCCAAAATCAGCAGCTAGCACTGTAAGGGTTATTGAGAAGGCGAAAGAATATCAAAAAGAAGTTGTAAAGAACAAGGACAATGTTGACGCTCTCGTTGAGTTGCTCAAGGCGAAGGGCGATGTGCCAGGCGCCGGAGCAGGTGGCGGAGCTTCTTTGGATGGCGCAGTCATCAGGCTTGAAGTGGGTGGTAATCAATTTGGAGACTACATAATCAAGACGCAGCAACAATATGCCGAATTCACCGGCCAAGGTCAGCACTTCGTCGCAAACAAAGGCTAAAAACTTTTTACTTTTCTATTTATAGGGAGAAGATAAGAGGGTTTTTAGAATGCCAAGAAAACAAATAAGCGAGCAATTTGATGCCAATTTAGGTTACCGGCAGCGAATCAACAAGCAGATGAACGGATCCATCTCCGATGGGAAGAATAGCTATAACGACATAACCGATCAGATAGCTACGCAGAAAGGTCAAGTTGTTGAGATATACCATGTGAACACTGGATATTCAGTCATGTTCAAGGCAATGCTCACAGATTTCAAAGATGATTTTAAGATGGATTATAAGAGAGAAACCGTCTTTGGTCGCGCAGATCCCATTGCTACATATAAAGGAACAGAGAGGACCATTAGATTGGCATGGAAAGTTGTAGCTTCTCATCTAGACGAAGCAAAGTCCAATCTAAGAAAGATTGAGCAGTTCGCTTCTATGTTATATGCGACATATGATTCGGCCGNTTCGAATTTAACAAACTCTAGCGCAACTCAAATACAAGCCGGGCCCTTGTTCAAAATCAAATACAGTAATTTGATAGTAAAAGCCGGCCTTAGAGAGGAAGGCATGCTAACATCTGCGGAAGAGACAGGGCTAGCCGGAACTATAGATGGATTCACTTTTNNGCCCGAGATCTCAGACAATGCGCCATGGTATTCACCAGGCGTAGAAGGGGTATTTCCCGCTTCGATTGATATATCTCTAAATTTCCACGTTCTTCACGAGACACCTTTGGGGTGGGATCCTGACGGCAAGCTAAGGATAGATTCTTGGGCCAATGGTGCGCCAGGAATAGATCAGCGACAGATATTTTATGGAGGCCAACAAAAAACATCTTCAGGAAAGAAAGAAGAAACGATTCGAACTCCAGTTGACACACCTCCTCCAAAAAGTGATGCCGAACGACTAAACGACGCACTCAATCCCGAGAATATTGCCGCCGCCCTTGCCGCTAAAGCAAAAGACTTTCTTAACACTCAGAGAAGTGAAATTCGGTCAAAAGTGCTTGGAGCAAGAGACAGTATCCTAGGGCCCTTCAGCTAGGCCAAGAACTAAAGGTAAATAATTATGGCATCTAGATATGACAATAAAGTAGCAGCACTAAACGATTCAGAAATGTATAAGAAGCTCTTCAACAGAAGGGGCATTACATTTATAAATCAATATAGAACACCCGAAATTTACTTTCCAACTGATGAAGAGTATCTACAACTTGAGAACGTTGATCACGTTTGGAAGATGGGAGATAGGTATTATAAACTAGCTCATCAATATTATGGCAAGCCGTCTTACTGGTGGCTACTGGCTTGGTATAATCAAAAGCCAACAGAATCACATCTTGAGAATGGAGACTTGATTCAAATCCCACTTCCATTTGATGCAGCACTAATGCTGTATATGAGAAGCGTATAGGAGGTAGTGAGAGATGGTTGATTTTGCACGAGAAGGTGGTATCCCGCTCCCGCGCCCAACAGCTGCTGAGCTGAAGGCGCAGGAAGAAGCACGGGAGTCGAAAGAAAAAGCTAGGCGCGCCGCCCTAACACCTCTCCAGCGGAAGGCTGAGGATGCAAACCGTGCCGCAAAAGAGGAGGAGAACCTAAAAAAAGGCAGAGCGAAAGCAAAAGAAAAACAAGACGAATGCGTTGAAGATGTCATCGATGCAGCCATCGAAGAGCAGGCAGGCCGAAGCTATCTCGATGCTACCGCAGAAGGCTTGAGCAAGGCTGGCACCTTTTTCAAGGGCGTCTTCCTCGGTATCGACACGACTGCTGAACAGGATGCTCAACACGAGGCTGACATTGAAAGAGAAGTAACTAGAAACCTTGCGAGAAAGAACGCCGAATTCATAGCAAATAAAGATTGTGGCGTCGTGACCACCAAGCCAAAGCCCCGCAGAAGAAAAAGAAAGAGCGTCCTAAAAGAACTCAAAAAACGACAGATTGAACAAGCATACCTTCTTCAAAATTTAGAAGCCATAGCGACTGATGCCATCAGTCCGGATCCGCAAACGCTTGAGAACCTAATACAAGTTGAGGCAGGCGGAGAGCTTATGAACGACCTAACGGTAAGTCGGCGCCTAGGCCCGCTTTTCTCTGCCCTTCCATCTGACTTGAGTAGCCTTACGCCATATGTAAAGATGTTTAGAAGAGACAGGGGCGAGAATGGAGAGTATATAGATAGAGTCTTTCGTTTTGCTAACTCAATGCCAGACGTGGTAGACCTTTTCAGGGAGACAAAGGGCCTAGGCCATGGCGTAGGGCTTAAAAGCTTTAGGTGGGAAACTACAGGAAAGAATCCATACTCCGCGCCACGAACACTAATGGCATCAATGAAGATACATTTTCAGTCAATCTCGGAATTATATGGGAGCGCCGAGGGTGGAAACGAATTGGGCGAACTAAAATGGGCAGAGCTTCTGATACCACCCGGACCCACAACCACATTTATACGCGGGCTCTGCAAGGCAGATGCGGAAAAGAAATATCCAGGTCTGGGATATGAAGAATATAAGATCAGAGCAAAACAAGAATCTGAAAAAAAGCAAAAGGGCGCTTCTAGTACAGCGCTGATGGTAGAGACTGGCTGGGCTTATACGAAGAATAATATATTATCTGAAGAAATGAAAATGGCAATTGATAAATCGAAAATGGTTTTTTCTTTGATGTTGAATCGCCACAACTTTAATTTCAATCAGGACGGAACAATTGATCTGGACATTGATTTCAATTCTTCTTTGGAGACAAGAGCTAGCTCTGTTCAGAGTGACATATTGTCGCTAGGATTAGACGGGAAAAGCGCGATACAGAAAAAAATTAATGATTTAGAAAATACAATAGCAGCAGAAAAAAAGAATGTTGCAGACTTGGCATGTACTATAGCTGAAGAGAAGAAAGCCGGCAGCAAGGATGATGGAGAATCAAGAAGTGAAAAAGAAAAGAAAGAAAAGGCCGAGTGTTTAGCGGAGCACAAGAAGGCATTGGCAGCAGCAAA